AGATGAAAATCATTACCAAGAATATATATATAATGGTTGGCAAATAGACGCATGTATTGTTTGGGATAGTTCATCCAAAAATGTTAAAATAAGAGAGTTCTTGTATACTTATAGTGGTATTCAAGTCGTTACTGAAGTAATAAACCAATATGATGATACTGGTACTTTAGTTGATACATTAACTTTCTCATACACTTACACTAATTCACGAATAACTTCTGTGGATTGTGTTAGGAGCTAATAAATGCCAAGCCCAAGTATAGTTCATATTGTAATAGATGATTCTACTAGTAAAGTAATTACTGGCACTTATGAATGGGATCGTACTAATAATGGTAAACTTATTATTCCTGCTTATAATGGAGAACCATCTTCTCCTAGTGCAGGAGAATTTTACTGGGATATATCCACAAATGTATTATATCGACGTAATGATACTAATACTGATTGGGATGCACAAGAATCTTTAGCAGCTTTACACGCCAGCACTCATGAAGTAGGTGGAGATGATCTTGTTACTCATGATAATCTTACCGGCGCAGGAACAAATTCCCATGAAAATATAGACACACATATCGGTGATGATAATATTCATTTTACTGAAAGTTCTATCGATCATGGATCTATTACTGGACTAAGTGATGATGATCATACCCAATATCTTAATAGCACTAGAGTTGAAACATGGTTAGGAACAAAGACAACTACTAATTTAACAGAAGGTACTAATCTTTATTATACGGAAAGTAGAGTATCTTCTAATTCAGATGTATCTGCAAATACTTCTGCTCGTCATAGTCATTCTAACAAAACTTTATTAGACTCTTTAACTAGTATTGGAACTGGTACTAGCTATCTTGCTGATGATGGTAGTTATAAAGAAATAACAATTACTACAGATTTTATAAGTTTAACAGATACTCCTTCTGCTTATACTAGTGCTGCTGGTAAATTTATTAGAGTGAATGCTACTCCAGATGGCCTTGAATTTATTACTTTAGCTACAGTAGCTACTTCTGGTAGTCATGCTGATTTATCTAGTGTACAAGGTGGTATTACTGATCAGTATTATCATTTAAATCTGGCACAGCATACTATTGCAACACAAGTCGCAACAAGTTCTTTAAGTGGATATTTATCATCAACTGATTGGAATACATTTAATAGTAAATTTGATGATTTAATGACAACTCGTGGTGATATTTTAATAAGAAATGCTAGCAATGTAACAAGTAGATTAGCTATTGGTTCAGATGGCCAGGTTCTTACTACGGATGGTACCGATATTTACTGGGATGATAATAGTGGTACTGGTGGATTAACAGAAAATACTCATCAGTCTTTAGACACTTTACTTCATGATCTTGATGAAGATTATTATTTAGAGTATACTCGTAATGGTATTGATATAACAAATGCAACATATTGGACAGATTCAGATAAAATATTAAAAGTAAGAGAACATCAATACTCTTATACAGGAAGCAAGATAACACAAGAAATTGTGATCCAATACGATGCAATTGGTTCGGTAGAAGAGACTTTGACATTTACTTATACCTACGATAATATGACATTAATAAATGTTAGTTCAATAAGGAGTTAATAATGAGTGGACCGTTAGCAGTTTTTTATGTAGATCAATCAAGCGATACTGCTATAACTGGTGTTCGTGTTTTTGATCGAGCAAACGGTGGCACACTTGTAGGACCAGGTGGTGATACGCTACCAACTCCAGGAGCAGGAACGACTACTGCAAATGAGTGGTTCTTCAAAACAGGAACCTCTTCTGGACTTTATCGAATGAATGACGATAATGATACATGGGAGTTTATTGCTGGAGCTGTGGCTACAGCATGGGGGGCAATTGGCGGAACACTTGGGGACCAGACTGATTTGCAAAGTGCCTTGAACGCTAAGGCCGCTGCCGGTGATTTATCTTCGCATACAGGAAATACATCTAATCCACATTCTACTTCTATTGCGAATATAGGAAGTGGGACATTATCGCAACTTAATACTGCTATTACAGATGCGACTTTAGATGATAGTTCTAGTCCAAGAACACCTTCCTCTCATACTCATGGTAATATAACAAATAGTGGACTAATTGGAACTACAGCTAATCTTCCATTAATTACCGGCACAGCAGGAATTATTCAAGCAAGTTCTTTTGGATCTTCTGTAAATACGTTTTGTCAAGGTAATGATTCAAGACTTTCAGATGCTAGGATACCTATAGCTCATGCTTTTATAGATACTACAGGACATACTGCTACAGGACTTACTACGGGTCATTTTTTGAAAGCTACTGGGGCTACGACTTACGGATTTGCTGCACATGGATTAACATATTCAGATGTTGGAGCTGCTCCTAGTTCTACAGTATCTTTTCCTGGATTTGGTACGACAAATATAACAGCTTGTGTCGGCGACGATGGTAGATTATCAGATGCAAGAACCCCTGTGTCTCACGTTCATGGGAATATTACAAATATAGGTGCTATTGGAACTACTGCAAATCTTCCTTTGATTACAGGAACCTCTGGTGTTATTCAAGCAAGTTCGTTTGGTACGACAACGAATACATTTTGTCAAGGAAACGATAGTAGACTTTCAGATTCTAGAACACCAACTTCACATAGCTCATCTCATGAAGTAGGTGGAAGTGACCTCATTTCTCATGACAGTATTACTGGTGCGGGAACAAATTCCCACTCAACCATTGACAGTCATCTTTCTAGTACTTCCAATCCGCACTCTGTTACACTAGAGCAAGCGCGATCAGCAGGTTCTGCGTTATCAGGAAATATTAATATGAATGGCAATGATCTTACGTCATTGCGTAAAGTTGGATTTGGTACTGTTCAATCAGTAAATGCGTCTTCTGGTGCTGCCGCTGTCGCTTTTGGTACATATCAAAAATTCAACGTGAATTTAAATGATGAGCCTGAGGTGATCGTTACATTGGGAACCCCATTTGCCCCTGGAAATTATGTGCTTACTCTGATACATGGTAGTACTACAGCATCTGCTGTTACTTTTGCTACTGAAGGATCAGAAGTTATTTATGCGCAAGGTGGAGCTATTGATGTAGATGGTTCCACTGGGAATCATTATGTTGTAACAGGATATTTTAATGGAACTAACTGGTACCTTGCGGCGAGTAATGCGATGAGTACTCTTTAACTAAGGAGATTTTATGAGATTATTATTTTTTGTTTTTTGTTCTTTGTTTTTTGTAGTGACTGCCAATGCGCAGGATACCGATAGCGACGGTATAGAGGCACTGCAATGCGTACAGTGGGCCGATTTGGACAACTGTCCAGCGGATTACAATCCAGATCAAGGTGATTGTGATAGCGACGGCATAGGTGATGTGTGTGACGAATCAAGTGGATGTGTAGATACTGATATAGATACTGATACATATTCCGATTCTGACACAGATGTAGATACAGATACGGACGATTCTTTTTTTACAATTATACAGATGCCAGATACACAAGCATATACATCCTGGAAACCTTCAGCGTACTATGCGCAAACCGATTGGATAGCAGACAACGCTGAGGCTTTAAATATCAAGTTCGTAACACACGTAGGTGATGTTGTTGGTAGTATTACAAGTACCACACAGTGGGATGTTGCATCAAGTGCAATGCAAACATTAGACCTCGCTGGTATTCCTTATTCAATATCCTACGGGAACCATGACGGCGACGGTAGAGACACTACATTTTTGAATAGTTATTTTCCATTGTCTAGGTTTGAGTTCATGGATACATTTGGGGATTCAATGGAATATGGTATCCAAGATAATACATATCACACATTTTCTTTTGGTGATGAAAATTATATCATTATATCGTTGGAATTTGGTCCAAGAGATGCAGTACTTGCGTGGGTAGAGGATGTGCTCTCCGAATATTCTGAATATCATGCCATCATAGTAACGCACAGCTACTTGAATGCGGACGGTGAACGTGCTGCGGATGGAGATGCCAACAATCCAAGGTACTATGGCCTTGGCGAATACAATGATGGTCAACTAATGTGGGATGAGATGATAAAATATCAAGATAATGTTGATTTGGTATTATGTGGCCACATTGGAGTACCAGATGGCTCTGCTTTATTGACGAGCGTTTCGGAGACAGGTAAAACTATACACCAAATGTTGGCAAATTACCAATATTTGTTTTCCACGGACTACAAAAGCGCGATACGTATTTTAACTTTTTACCCATCAAATGGAACAGTAGAAGCGTCAACATATTCCCCCTATTATGATATTTGGTTCGATGATGAGGTTAATCAATTTTCGATTGAGTTTTAAGGATTTTTAAATGGCATTAAGAAAACTGTGGGGCACACTAGATGAAGACGTATCGTCGGCTTATGCAGATAGCAATAGTCGAATGTTGTGCCCTGTGTACGGATATTCAGCGGATCCGCTGGAATCGATACAAGCAGGAATCGCTACCCATGTAAGATCTTGGACTGCCGGATCTGGGAATCAGAAATGTGGTGTTTGGAACGGAGCTGGTGATACTCTTTTAGCTCAAAGGTCTACTGATTACTCAGTAGTAGCAGGATGGAATTACATTCCATTGGATAACGTTATTAATATAACCGCTGCTACTGGGTATATTGCTGGAGCTAAAGGAGATGCTGCAAATGCAACAGGCAGGCGTCCTAGATTAGATGCTTATAGCCTTAGATTTACTGCAAGCTACTCTGATGCTTTTATTGATGCTCTTGTCGCTTCGGGGTCAATAACAGATTCATACGAACCTCTTGTACAAATTTGGGGTTGGATTGCTCCTACGATCACATCTGTCAATAGTGGGTCTAATATTACCGATGACGATACGGGAGTACCGATTGCTGGTGTTGATTTTATGGACTCAAAAGGGTCCGGTAAAATCTATCTTAGTCCTACATCGACATTTGTTATCGGCGATGCAGTTGAACAGACAGCTACCAGTTGGGCAGATGGTACGCTTGCATTTACAGTCGTGCAAGGCGGGTTGTCCGCAGGTACGGTGTATGTGCACGTTGTGACTGATTTGGGCTTAGTTAATACGGGTTTTGCAGTAACGCTTGTGGGAGGCACTACGCCTACAGAATCAGTATTCTACTCAATGCTTGGATTTAATTTTTAGAAACAATATGAATAAATAAACATTGACATAAGATAATAAAAATTTTACAACTATATTTGAACAAAATAACCTTATAATTAAGGTTTTGAAAGACTTATAAAGTCATAATATGGAGGACGACATGGAGCTTAAAAAGAAAAAAATAATTGAAATCTGGAATACATTAGAAAATCTTAAAGGATCTGAATATAATAGAAAATTTTCTTATGGTATTGTTCGTAATAAAAAAATCTTACGTGATGAAATTGAATCTTTACAAGAAGCTCAAGTTCCTTCAGATGAATATATTTCATACGAAAAACAAAGAATTACTCTTTGTGAAAAATATGCAGATAAAGATGAGAATGGTAATGCTATTCAATTTAAAAAACAATATATATTTTCTATAATCCAACCAGAATTTAAAGAAGCAATGGAAAAATTAGTACAAGAAAACGAAAAAGTTCTTAATGATTTTCGCAAGAAAGAAAAAGAATTCGAAGATATTCTAGAAGAAGAAGTAGATCTTTCTATTTATCAAATGGATCTTGATGTTTTTCCAGAAGAAATAGATCCTGGTATTTTAGAATCTTTAGAAGTTTTTATTAAAGAGGAATAATAGGAGGTTATATAATGACTGTTACTATAACAATGGCAAACCACTCTGGTGGTGACCAAGTAGAGGAAGTGATTGATCTTGGAGAAAAAAATCCTGGACTTTCGAGTCCCCTCACAGATCTCTTCATTAGACATGACGCTATCAATAATCCAATCACCAATTGTGGTTTATACGTTGTTAGGTACGCAGGTCAAGATTATACCGGGATCAACGATCCTGACTCTGACTATGCCGAAGTTATCGCTTGGGGAGACCACACAGGAAATGGATCAGGATTGGGTGCTGGGGGGTCTTCTGATGAAGGAGGATTCTTTATAAATCAAAATTGTTTAGGAAGAACTACAAGTCTAGCAACAGCTGATGATCCATATGGTAAATTTCCTGATGGTAGTTGGAAAGCATTCAATACTAATAGAGGTCCTGGGTATAACATGCCATATATTTTAGCAAAGGAAGCAATTAATATAAAGCCAACAGGATATACACCTGTAGATGGGGAAATTCCACAAAATGGTGAAGCTCATGTACAAATACGATGGGATATTCCTGATTATGCTAATACTGCTGGTGCAAGATTTATCCAACTTGTAATGGCCTATAGTTATACCTCATAGTATAATAATCTAGGAGGTACTTTTTTATGACAGATAGCACTAATGTAGTAGAACTTAAACGTACTGAGAAAATGGTTTCATATGCGAAAGCTCTTGGTAATTTTTGTGATACTTTTTATGATGCAACTGAACCTTATATTCCTCATGGAGACTGTCCTTTTTGGGATGGATCTGTTTGCATATTACAAAATACCCATCCAAGTGACTGGAGTAATTTTAAAATTATTCTAAATGATATAGTTAAGGAGAGTTCTTAATGGAAATTATACGTTCATATTATAATAGCGATGATGATCTTATTCGTGTAGATAGATTACATCTAGAAGTAAGATCAAATACTAAAGGTATAGTTAATCACCAAGGTATTGGAACTAATACTAATGTTGTTAGAAAACTTAGTATACAACCACTTCATATTGCTGTTGGTACTGCACCTGGTACTCCTGTTTCAAGAGTTATTGCTAAACTTGAAGTTACTGGTATTTGTGATTCAATAGAGACATCAACAGGAAAATATACTTGGGCTAAATGGCATAAAGGAGATGGTACGGATTATATTCTAGATATGTCTGATCTTCCTGGTTGCGGAGATACTGTATAGGTTGTATATGTCATCTTGGACTAAATATTTTATCGATGGAACAATAGAAAAAGGTAATGATCTAGATATTGCTAGAAGAAAAGCTTCTTGGAGCAAAGGTAGATTAAAAGATATTGTTGGAGTTATGCTTCATAGCCCTAGTGCGCCTAATATGAATAATATTTGTCGAGTCTTCTTTCCTGATTCAGAATGGCATCAATTTGATAATATGATTGTTCCAGTATCAGTTGGTACTCATATTCCTCAAAGAATTTCTCGTACTGTACAAGTGAAAATTAAAACAGAACATATCGGTGGTTATATTTTAGAAAGAATTAATGATTCTTCTTTAATTGGTAATCGTAGTTATAGATATTATAAAGAAATCAATAATGAAGAAGCTCATGCTTTTATAAAAATAGAATCTAAATATCTTAATAAATGGTTTACGATTACTATTTCAGATACTGATTACTCTATTGGATTTTATGATAAAGGGCAAATAAATGGCTAGATATCTTAAAAGTATAATGAAAACTATGCCTGTTATACAATCTAGGCAAATTGTTGATATGCTCAATAGTCTAAGAGCTAAAGGAGAAGTTCGTAATGCAACTGAATACCAACAAGCTCTTTTAGATTTATCTAATCTTGTAAATGCAGAGAATCCAGTTCCTAGTTTTGAACAAATCAAAGCTATTGCTTGGTATTTAGCTTCTTCTGATGCACATAATATTATGATGCAATCTGCAACAAATGACATAGAAGCTCTTTTTGCTCAGACTGATGAAATAAATCAACGTATCGAAGATCAACATGTTCTAATTATGCGATCAATGATGAGTGAACTTGAAAAAGTCATATCGGAACAAGAAGACTCTATTAGAAGGTTTCAATTAATTGGTTCTAGTCATACAGAATTTACTGATGTACTTCTTAATTCATTTAGTTCTACAAATTTAAAAAGAATTAGTAGATCTGAACCTGCTGCTGTTGATTTATTTTTTAATAATAGAGATGGTAAAATAGTATCAGAAAATATCATTCCTGATGCAGAAGTTTCTCCTAATGGTAAAAAACTTACCTTACCAACTACTGAAGAACCTCGCATTCTTCCTCTTTCTGTTTCTTTACTTACAGATGAAGAATCTTATCAAAGTATAGTTAATTCTAGTGTAAATAATAATATTTCTAATATAATAGATGGTACTTCTGGTACTTTTTGGACAAGAACAGTATATCTAGATAAGCCTGTAGAAAGAGTATCTACACCTTTAAAATTTAATCTTGGAAATGGTGCAGATATTAATTATGTAATTATACAAGGTGCTTCTCAATATCCTTTTTATATTGCTGATATGTGGGGTATAGCACCTGATGGACATCGTATTAATCTAATGTTACGTCGAGCTACAACTTCTATAGATTCTTCTAGTAGTACACAAACAATTCCTCTAGAAGAGGAAGTATATGTAGATGGTTCTGTCCGTATAGATTTTGAACAAGTATTCGTAAAAGATGTACATATTCGTTTTGTGTATTCTTCTTATGAAGAAGGAGATTTTTGGGTTGATTCTGCTATTGGTGCACAAAATATATTTGAAGATAATACTGCATTAACGATAGAAGATATAGCTCCTCAAATAAAAGAAAGTCTTCTCTCTAAAGACTTATCAGATAAACTTGGTGTTCCAAAAAATATTGCTACACATATAAATAGTAATGTCTATCATTTTGCATTAGATAATGTTTGGTTTGGAAATGGTTTATATACTGATTCTGCTATATTTGTTTCTGAACCTCTTCTTGTAGAAAATCCTGGTGTTGTCTCTATTCAAAGTAAAGAACGTAATGTTGGCGAAAGAAATGTTCTAACAGAAATAGAAATACCAGACGATGAAGAAGATCAAAAAATAAATGCTGGTTCTGCAGAATATGAATTAATTAGAAAAAGAATAAACAAAGATGGACTTTATGTTATTGATCATTTTCCTATTCCTTATCTTGGACAAGAAAAAGTCTTTAGAGAAAGATTTATTCCTATAAAATTACATGATACTACGAATTCTTCTATCATGAATAATGCTGGTCCATTACGTTTTTGTCCTAGAATATCAACTTATTCTAGTGTAATAACTAATTATTGGGATGGAGAAGATATAGAAGTATATAAAAATGATCAAAAGATATTTCTTGGTTCAGGAGCAAATCAATATCAAGTTGCATTTCAATTAGATCCGACAGGTAAAACAACTGATTTAAACTGGACGGATAATCCTGGGATAGATATTTATAATTTTAGTAATTGGAATATACCACAAAAAAGATTATGGATTTTAATTAATAGTCCTTCTCCTAATGATGTATATACTATTACATATAATATTCGTACAAGCTTACGTAGCAATTTAGACAAAGATACTTTTGATCTTTCCACTGAACAATGTGTTGTCTATCTAGATAAAAATAGAACTGTTAGAATGGAAGAAGATGGAAAATTAATGTTTATTAAAGATGCTGCTACAGCAATAACTGATAGGTCTGAATTATTTCTACAAATATCTCTTAGACGCAATACGGCTAGTAAAGCTTTCTCTCCTGAGATTCTTGAATTTGCTTTACTTGTGGCTCCTTATCAATAAAGGATTATTATGACGAATAAACTTACAGCAGCTCCTCCTGATCAAGCAATTATGTCTAGACTTAGTGTTTTACTTGAATCAGTAAATAATGCTTATAAGGATGGAAAAATTCTAGATGATGAATTAAAAGATTTATATCATGAAGCTATACAAACTTTTTTTGATTCTTTAGATAATTCTATTACTTCTGTGACGTATCCTATCATCAAAGGAGCTCCTGCGGATCCTATTGATTATAATGTATTTACAAATGCTATATCTAAAGATCTTAAAGTAATGTTTATGGAATCAGGTGCTGTAGATAGATTGATAAGTTCTAATTTTAATTCTATTATAGCTTTAAAAGAACAATTACTTTCTACAAGTAGACGTATATCTCTTAAAACTGCAGATTATCTTTTATATGCAGATCCTAAATTAGGTAATGGTTATTTTTTTGGAGATAGTTTTAATAGTTCTAAATATATTGATATTGGTTCGGATTTATTAGAGAATACTGAATGTTATTTAAGTCAAGAAGAAGGAATTGTCACTCTACCTTTAAGCGGTAATCCAGAAAGAATTTCTTTTGCAAAAATTATTATTAATCAAAATAGTAATGGTGTTCGTGGTAATAATCAACAAAAGAATGCTTTACCACATAATGACTTGAAAGCACTAGGAGATGGTGAACCTGATACTTGGTTCGAATATGAAAGAGTTTCTCAATATGCTGCAAGTGATTCTAATCCGTTAGTTCTTGATCTAACAATGGTTTTTAGTGAAACTAAAATTATAAATCATATATATATAGATCCAGTTTTTTTTGGGACTATAACTCCTGTAAAAATAATAAAATTAGAAACTTCTTTAGATGGTAAAGAGTATATCTCTATTAAAGACGAAGTTCCTATTAGTGATTTTTTTTCTGAAGAAGAAGAAGATAATTTCGTACTATCTGGTAAGAGTAGTAAATATTATGGTATTGCTAAATATTCTTTTCTCCCTCGCAGAACTAAATTTATTAGAATTGTACTCGAACAAAAGACTCCTTACTCAATAGAAAATAATAATGGAAATACTCTTTATAGATATGCTATTGGTTTAAAAGATATAAATGTTTATTCAAGAAAATTTGAATCAGAAGGTTCTTTGATATCAACTCCTCTTGATATTAATGGAGATGCTACTAAGATTAGTTTATGGGCTTCAGAAAACCCTACAGAAGATTCTAAACTTGCTAGTATAAGACATGAAATTTCTTTTAATGATGGATCTACTTGGACTCCTGTTCAACCACAAAATAGAAGCGAATTATTATATCCTGAAGTCTTAAACTTTAATAACGCAGAAAATAATTCTATCAATACAGATACTGAAGTTACTTCTATTCGTCATAAAATAGTTATGAAGAGAGAGAAAGATGCTTTTAATGGACAAATTGTATTAAAAAGTGAAAGAATTCCAAAAGTAGATATAGCTTCTATTCCTGGATTTTCTCCTTTCTCTGTTTCTTTACAAGAATCTCCTATTCCAGAAACATTAACAGCATATTTACCAACACTTGGTAGCTTTAGTTGCCCTATGAGTAATAGAAATGGTACAGCTGGATCTTCTCCTCCTATGGATTTAGATTTTGTTCAATTTTCAATGCAAGACAATAGCACAAGTAGTGCTAAATTTAAATTACCATGGACTAATATAGAAGATTTACAACATCGTATAAGAGTATTCATAAATGGTGAACAATGGGAATATAGATCTAAAGCATATGGTGCACCTTTTAAAGATTTAGATAATATAAATTCTGATAGTAAAATTTATTTCTTAAACAAAGGTGGTAGAGAAATACAATTTTCTCAAAAATATGGAGATGAATATGTTGGGAAGCTACCTGGCGCTGGTGCTAGAATAGAAGTCTGTCTCGATGGTGATAATCCTCCTATGACAAAAACTGATGCTGGATATACTCTTAATCTTGCTGGTGCTTCAGATGGTTTTAAAAAAAATACAACTATTGTTACTCCACTTCAATTATATTCTGAAGATATTCCCCAACCGACAGAATGGGTTAGCAGTACTCTTTATAATCTTGGTGAATTTGTTATTTCTACAGAAGGTAGTTCTGCTGGAGCAGGATATGTTTTCAAATGCAGAAAAGCAGGAACTAGTGGATCTATAGAGCCTGATTGGGATACTGAAATAAATAATTCTACTATGGATTCTAGTATCGTATGGGTAAGAACAAATACTGGTGGTACTATTGGTGAATGGCAAACTATTTTTTTATCTAGTCAAACTAAAACTTTTAATGTTCATCAATATATTTATGCTCAAAATCAGGGAACTAAAGATCAAGAAAGTGGTTTTATTGCTGCTGGTTCTGGAGAAAATAATCTTTCTATTGCTTCAAAAGAAGGTGCTGGTATGGCCCTTCCTACCTTTGGGTGGGAATATGAACTTTTAGAGTATGCTCCTGGAAATAATGTTTCACTTTCTTTAGGGGATCCAGCTTCTTATGGTATGCAAGAAGTAGAATATATTGACGGATATACTGAATTTTATGATGGAGATGCTGATGAAACAAACAACTGGAAGAATATGACTTGGTCTTTTGATAAAGCTGAAGGTATTCTTCATTTTGCTACTCCTATATATAATCATAGATATAGAAATCGTTTTAAATTCAAAGTAAGACATTCAAAAGTTAAAACAATTGATGATTCTAAATGGAATTTCTATAAAGATCCTGTTACTGGTAAAGTTGATACTTCTAGGATTGTTTTAGATCCATCATCTGTTAGACAATTTCCTATTACAGTAACAGCTCCGTCTAAAATTGACGATAAAGGTGTTACTGCTATTTCTCTTATCGGACAAAATTCTTTTTCTACTGGAGATAATCCTCCTTCTACAGGCATGACCTCTTTAGATAATATGCCTGGGCATAATTGGTCTAAGAAAAGAGTTGTAAGAGGTAGTATTAAAATAGCGTCAGGAACAATAGGTATTGGTATAGAACCTATTGAAGTGCCATTTATAGATGGTAGAAGTGAATTACTAAATGCTGTTAATGCTCAATATAGAATACCTTATCAACTTCTTAGCGATACTAATATTTATGAATTTACGATTCCTGGAATTAGCTCTCAACGTCCTCTTCTTGATGATGTTGTATTTGAAGCTATTGTTATTTATCCAGAACCTGTCACCCAAAGTCAATTTATAATAAGAGTTTCAGAAGAAAATGAAATAGTTAATGTTGGTGATTATTATATTGATGATAATACAGGGCAAGGAAAAGTCATGGTTACAGCTGGGAGTGGAGGAACTCCACTTCGTTCTCATATAGTTAAATATTCTTATCAAGATAGAACATCTGGTGTAAGTACAGATAATTTATATTCCGTAGATTATAAAAATGGATTAATTCATTTTGGTAAAGAGAATGGTATTAATGGTGGTGACATTACTTGTCTTGTAACTATGTATAGTGTGTTTTATAATATGGGTGAAGTAATTGCAGAAAATAATATAGAAGAAATAGATACTGTAAATAAGATATTAAAAATACGTCCTGAATATGGAATCAGATTTTTTGCAGATAGTACATCAGGTAATCCAGTTCCTAAATATATTAGACTACAATACGAATATAATAAAACAGTAACAGAATCTCTTAAAGATCTTGAACCTTATTTCTCACCTATTTGTAAAGATATTGCTATTCGTGCGATTACTAAAGATATGATAGGAGATATATAATGACTATTGCTGAATCTCATGCTAGCTTTATTTTAGAAAGAATATTCATTGATAATCTAAAGAATGGAATTATTCTAACTGCTGACGAATTAGAAGATAAATTTAATAAATATAAGAAATCACATATAGATTTAAGTAAGCCAATTTCTAAATTTGAGAATTTTGATTTTGAACGTGGCGCAGAATCTAGTGCTAGCCAAATACAAAATATTGCTTCTGCAATATCTGATGATGTAAGTATCATCTCTCGTGAGCTCAAAAATATCGTTGGTAAATCTCAAGGATACTACGAGAGATGGACTATTGAAGTACAAAGATTATTAAATAAAGCAAAACGTTTAGAACATGATATTGACAGTCTTCTTTTATTACAATCAGATACAGCTGGATATTTTGCTCATGTTGGAGACAATTTTGCTGACATGAATAAAATAGATACTGCTAATACTGATGCTAAAATCGATATAAGAGAAGGTACTATTACAATTAATCCATATAATTCTTATCCATCTGATTCTTCTGGTGGTAGTCGTATTGATTTAAGTAATCTTAGTGAATATGATGTTTCTTTTACTATTCTTAGTACTACACCTATCGGATATACTACTACTGGACAAGCAATACCTTTAAATGCTTTAAAGAGTCCAGGAGTAGATGGATATAATTGGATAGGTACTGTTGCAAAGAATGAAAATGGATATGTTTCTGCAGAACTTAAAGTACGTTTAAGCACTATAGAAGACAAAGAAGTTTCTAGAATTTTATTCGAAGGTGCTACGCAAAATACTGGAGGAAGTCCTACTATTACATGTCAATGGTCTCTAGATGGATATCAATGGTATATGGTAGACGATCCTTCTCCTACTAAATCATTAGAAGCAAATATAGCTAATTGGTCATTTCCTATCACAAAAATGAGATGGATTAAATTTTTATTCATTAAAAATAATTATGATTATAATGAAGGTGGAACTTATTGGTATGAATTTGGAGCAAGATCTATTCGTTTATTTGGACACCAATATAATATTGATACATCTGATGTGTTTCAAACAACAGCGCAGCAACCTATAGATGCAGAAGGAGAACCAGTTTTCTTTACAAAAGTATCTTTTGAAGCATGTGATACTCATGTTAATGATGACAATGGAGATCAAATAACAAATATTGAGTATTATATTGCTGCATCAGAAGATGGTATTACTGATTGGACAGAATGGGTTAGGGTTAGTCCTTTACAACAAGAAAATGCAAATTATCCTTCTACTATCTTATTTGGTGGTTCTAAAAAATTAGATAATATGAATATGACAATAGAGAACACTGCTTTTTTTAAAAAATTCAATAGTTCTTTGGGTATAAATAATCTTACTGAAGATTTTGATTGGATCGTTAATACAGAAAATTGTTATCTAGGATATAATTTTAAGAGTCCTGATTTTGTATTATCTAATACTGTTATCCCACTTAAAATTGATCCGACAGATACTGATCCTAATAGTGATTTGTTTAATGCAAATTATATTAGTAACACAGTAGAAGTTTGGCGAAATGTTTTTGATTCTACTACTCCTGATAGAAAAGTTAGAGATCAAAATGCTGGATGGGGATTTCAAAATAATGAATATTATTGTTCTTTTTATATAGTAAATTCTTCTGGTGTTGTATTTAATTTTGGTGATACTGAATGTATTATTGATGGAATTAAAAGAACAGGAGAAGTTCGTATTTATCGTGGTGTACATACATTTAGAACGAATCAAGAAAATTGGTATGATTTTTATGTAGATGAATCTTCTTATCAATTAGAGACTGAAGAACAATTAAAATCAGTAGATTCTTTATATCCTTATAATCATAAAATGATACTTGAAGGTTTTCCTTATCTTACTGATAAATTTGCAGGTGAAAAAGTATACAATGGTGTAGATATTCTTTCACAGTATTATGGTATAAAAGTTAGTGCTTTTGATTTGGAAAATAATATTCCTTCAGAAGACTCATTAAAGTATTTTGCTTTTGTGAAAGGAGCTGGTAGAGATGAATTTCCTTCATGTGCTATTCTTTTGCGTCGTGATGTTAATTATAATGATTATACCGACGAGTTGTGTAGAGTCATTTGGAAAGCAGGAGAAGGTAAGTATCAATATCTTAGAATGAAAGCTGAATTCACTTCAAATGATTCAACAAAAACATCAACATTATATTCATATCGTATTAAAGCTGGAGTATAAATGATATAATAAATCCTGGAGGATTCTTATGGGAAGTAGAACATATACATGGAACTGGAATAACATTACTGGAACCAAAAACGAATCAAATAGAGTGAGACAGTCTTCAGCTTCTTTAACAGCTAGAACTTTTCCTTCTAGAGGTTCTTGGGATATAACAAGTTTAAATTCAATTCATATAGAAACATTGAATGATATTACTAAATTATTTTCTCATTGGAATACTGTAGTACAACCTATTCTTGATTCTCTTAGTGCTGGTGGTAATGACAGAAGATGGGGCGGTTTAAGAACTGAAATTGATGCTCTTCGATATGGTTTAGATGCTACTACATTATTTGTATCCCAAGATGCAAGTCCTACTAATTTTGATGGACGTTATTGGCACACAAGCGATAAAAGACCTTATACAATTGCTGAAGTTATAGAAGACCATGAAGGACGAATGTCTTTATTAGAGAATAATAATAACAACATAATAGATTATTCTTCTTTTGATGACACAGATTTATGGGATGCAATAGGCTGGGGCAAAAAACCTGGTTCTATAACTTCTAGTTCTACTAGTTCTCTTCATGGCACTCAATTAATCATACAAAGTCAATTAACTAAAATTGCTAAAGATGTTTATGGTATTAATACTTCTGATCCTAGTTGGCCTAACTATTTAACAACATGGAATGGATCTGTTTTCAAATATGGGATCTATGAATATCTTGCTAAATTAACTGCTATACACGGTGTTGATATGACTTCTTTTGAAGATCCATGGAATGTAAATCATGATGATATCGAAGGAACTCTTTCTCCTCCATGGGCACAGAGTCAAGTTCTTAGCTCTGGTTATTCAGAGCTTGCAAGAGGTAGTGAACTTCCAGCCGATCTAGAAGAAGATCTTAAAAGAATTCGCTATGAACTTAGCCTTTTACGTGGTACGGACTGGAATAGTGGAGATCAGGATGGACCATTTGATATTACTTTAGGAAATTCTTTTCAATCTTTTACTTCTCATATAAATATGACTGGTAATGGTTCTGGTGCTACTTTAGATAATCCTCATAATATTGGTTATACTGATACAGGAGCTGATCTTATTTTTAGTAATGTAGCTCAATATATTGGACAAACTGATATTTTTGATATTAGTCCTCAATATACATCTACTTATTATATTACTAATGGTTCAAATCTTACGAGTTCTATGAGTGCTTTAGATTCTGCTATTAATAATTTATCAGAGGAAGGCTTTATACGAAGATTAGAAGTAACAGAAGATAGATCTTGGATGACTGATGCACAAAGATCTCATAATCCTATATCAATTACTCATAATTTTGGAAGAAAACCTATTGTACAAGTTTTAGATCTTAGTGATTACTCCGAAGATACTTATGGACATTATCAATCTTTAGATGAATATAGTAACATAGTACATTCTGATAATAATACTATCGAAGTATGGTCTGAATGCGCTATTATTTTAGTAATCATAATAGGATAGAGAGATTTTTATGCTAAAAAAACCAATACATAATGCTATAAAAAGAGCATCTAATAAATTTAAAAAACCAAGAAGTGGAGGCCAACAGGTATCTACTCGTAATTTAATTATAGAAAAGACTCCTGTGTTACAGGAAAATATTATTGTTAGTAAAATAACGAAAGAAGAAGAAGATAAATTTTTCGTTGAAAAGATTTTACAACAAAAGAAAACTCAAAAATTAGTAGAAGATCCTTATATAGAATATGAGGCTTTTTCTCTTTCTGAAGAAGGACATCTCTCTATAGAAGAAATAGAAGAAATAGAGAAAAAAAATATGCCAGTTGAATACTATGTAATTGTTGATTTTGAAGCTACATGTGATAAAGACAATAAGATGTCTAATGATGATAGAGAAATTATTGAATTTGCTGCTGTTCTAATGAATAAAAATACTCGGTTTATAGAAGCAGAGTTTACTATGTTTGTTAAACCAGTTATTAATCCAAATCTTACTGAATACTGTATAAATCTTACAACTATATTACAGTCTGATGTTGATGAAGCATTCTCTTTTAGTACAGTATTTGTACAATTTAAAAAATGGATGGATAGATATCCAGGAAAGAAAATATTTTGTTCTTGGGGTAGTTATGACAAAGAACAACTTCATGTCGATTGCGAAAGACATGGAGTAAATTATCCATTTAATAAAGAACATGTTGATATTAGTAAACTATTTTCTAGTATTAAAGGATATAAACGTAGCTATAGTTTATTTTCTGCTCTTAAAAAATTAAAATTAAGTTTTCAAGGTACAAAACATAGAGGCATAGATGATGCTAAAAATATAGCGATTCTCTATCAAAGATTACTAGAAACAGAGGTGGACTAATGTCTTTTACTCCTAAAGATGAGAAAAGATTACAACAAGCTGAGGATATGCTTAATCGGATGTTAGAAGCTCTTAATGGTGCAGGTAGCGAAAACAAACTTAATCGTCTCTATATACTTTTAGATAGAGAGATTAAAAGAATTGAGAGAGCTGTTGATAATTTAGAAACAAAAGCTAGTGAAGTATTAGCACTTGCTAGAAAAGTTCAGTAAGAGGTGGAATTATGTCTCGAGGAGTTGCATTAGATAGAAGAAAAAGATACGAGATTGCACATGGTAGTGGATCTCCAATTGCTAGTACCAAAGGCAATATCTATATAGATGATACAGATGAGGTTCTTTGGACTAGAGCTGAAAATAGTAGTTGGATCATGAATGATTCTGAAGGTTGGTGGAGTCGTACTAGTGATCTTGTCTCTCCTTTAAATCCTGGTGATGGTCTTCAAATAAATTCTACTAACACAACTATAAATAGTATTCAATTATTTACTCAAGGTGGTATCTCTATAGATGCTAGTAGCTATGTTCTTGGAAAAGCAGATACTCAAATTAGACTAAATGGTGTTAATGGTGTTCTCCTCTCTAATGGAACTGGCACAATAGGAGAAACTCTTATTGGTGATGCTTGGTTAAAGATTCCTGATTCAGAAGATGTATGGGGAGATATGGTTGCTGATTTCAGGCTTGTTCATTTGTATTCTATACAAGGTGATATTAAAATCGAGACAGATTCTGGTACATGTAATGGTAGTATATATTTAGACTCTTCAGATGATATAGATTTAGATGCTGCTGGATCTATTAGAATGCATATGGACAGTATGTCTACTTGGCAATTAGCTGGAGACAATGATGTAGTTAATCAAGTTCTTACTATTTCTGTATCGAATTCGGGAGCTGCTGAAGGTAGAATAGATATACATTCTTCAGATTTGTTTTCTATCGGATCTACTGGAGGTAGTGTTGAAATAACTTCTTTTGAAGATGGTGAATTTTCAACAGAACGTACTGACAACTCTAATATAGTGACAACAACAATTAATTCTATTAATTCTGGTTCAGGTGGAGCTTTAACTAAAATTACAGGTAATGGAGCTGTTGAAGTTGGTGGTACTGGTTATACTACTGTTTCTAGTACGACAACTCTTACTTTAACTTCTTCTGATGATATTACTATCTCTAATGCAGGAACTCTTTTATTAAGTTGTGCTGATACTGATATTTCTGCTTCTAGTTTAGATATTACATCTGCTACACTTAATCTTATTGTTACTAATCTTCAGATTGGTGGAGTTGCTGGTGCTACTGGCTCTGGTACGAATGTAACTGTTGTTAAGGGTATTGTAACAGCTGTTTCATAGAGTGATATATGGCAAAAACACCTACTACTATTACTTTAATTGCATGGAATTATTGTCAGAATAGATGTTTTTATTGTGTTTCTGAATCAAATAAAGAAAGATGGAAACTTAACGGAAGAAAAGAAGTCTGGAAGCCTAAAGGTGATGAACATCTTAATTATTATGAACTTTGTAGTAAATATGGTTTTAAATTCCATGATAGCATGTGCCCAGAACCTGATAAATATTTAGATGCTAATGATGTTTTAGACTTTGATTATGCTATCGAATGGATTAAAAAATATCGCCCAGATGCTCATCTACATATTTCTGGTGGTGAACCACTTTTACGTCCTGATATAGAAGATGTTGTAGAAAAAGTTTCTGCTGAATTTGAAACTACTATTATTACCAATGGCCAACTTATTAGTAAAAGACCTCGTCTTCTTGAGTTGCCTATTAAATGGTTAGTTACTTATCATGTAAATCAGATTCCTTTTAATAAATGGCTTTCACAAGCTCGTCTTATAAAAGATAAACCACATCTTGTGACTACTATTATGACTCGTGAAATGTATGCTGATTGTTGGGAAGCTCCTGATGAAATGATAAAAGAATTTAATTTTGAATATAGATGGGATCGATCTCCTAAGCAATTAAGGGATTTCAAATATAATCCAGAAGATATAGGAAGCATAGCTTCTAATTGTATTATGCTTATTCAGCCTAATGGTCCAGTTATGGGATGTAATAAATCTCAAAGAGGAGAATGGGAACGTTACAAAAGTGAGAGTAATATATATACTGGAACTTGTTCTGAGAAACAATTATGTGAACATAATAAAAGAGCTGACAAATGTGTTAGTAGAAATAGATGTGCTGCTTATCAAACAGCATTTAAAATGTCTGAAATAAAAATAGTATCATAACTAGATAGTTCTAATTTTATTACATTTTTTAAGATCAATTCTACCTTTTAAACCTATCATTGTTCTTTGTTTATTAGTAGTTAAATCTGTAAACGCAATCCTAGATAATAATAATTCTTTTACATATTTATTATGATCCCATTTACCTTTATCTTTCAATATATTTGTGTCAAATTTATTTTGAATTCCTAATAGATTACTTATTTTTTCTAAGATAGAATTTGGATTATTTTTTAATTGTTCTAATGTATATAGAAAACGTTTTTCTGGATATATTTTAATAAAATCTTGTATTTGTTTTTTACTATCTTCGTAAAAATCATTAGCTTCATTAGCAATTCTAGAAGGTATCATACTTGATGTTTGCCAACTTTTAGAAATATCTGAAAATTTTCTATCCATTAAAACAAAGATAGAATCTTTGAAGTCTTTATTAAAATTAGTTTCTTCTTTTTTACTATATAGTTCTGGTCTTTTTAATAGAACAAATTTATTTTGTGAAGTATTTAATATTCTTTGTATTTTTTTATGTTGCTCTTCTGTTCCTGTCCATAATGGAAGAATTTCATTTTCTAATACATGAATTTCATGTCCTTCTATAAACAAAGATATGTCTTTATGTGTTGCTAATATATATGTCATCACAGATGTTCCTGCACGAGGAAGACCACTTACGATAATAATTCTCGAACTGTCAAATCCCATTACTTTTTCTTTGCAATTATTGTCATGATATTTTTACCACCTAATAATTTATCAACTCTAAATTTAGATTCTTCGTATGTTAGGTAAGATATATCATATCCTATTTCATTTAGAAATTCAGTTAATGTTTCAATAGTAAAATTCCATAAATGTTCTTGTGGACGGTAATGTTTCCATAATTGAATATCTTTATTTGGCATAGCTTCATAGAATCCATTTAGACAAGGAATAGATATACAAATTACTTTTGGTTTATGTTTATTTAATAATTTTCTTGGGTCTTGTATATGTTCTAATGTATCCCAGAATGTCATGATATCTATTTCTTTATTCTTATAGAAATACTCATACATTTCTGGTGTAAATGCTTTATGTCCCATTTTGGTACAATAAGCTATACAGAATGGATTAACATCTATTCCTATAAATTCATTGTCAGCAGTACTCATTTGCATTTTTGCAGTTTTTATAAATACTCCTGTTGCACATCCTACGTCTATAATAGTACTTGGTCTACAAGATATAAGATCTATTGCTTTTTTTAAGATCTCATTTGCTCTAAAATACATTAGGTCTATCTCTTCTACTGTCCCATTGTATTTCATATAGTTCTTAAAATATTGTTCGTTATATATCATTTTATTTTATCCGCTATTCTTTGAATTGCATTGTACACTGTTTCTACACCTAGTGTTTTCATACATTCTGAATATCCTTTTGTAGATTTTGTTATTCTACATGGTATTACATCATTTCTCCAACATGGCATATAAGGACAAGTAGATTTTACTATAGTTATATTATCATGCATCTTGCATATTGGATCTGGATCTAATGGTCCAAAAGTAACAATTGTTGGTATATTATATGCTGCAGATAAAACTAAAAAAGAACTATTTGGTGTAAAAATAATATCACATTGAGAAGCTAATGCTGCTGCTTTATTATAAGGAAATCCACATCCATCGATTATCCCAGGAAAATCAAAATCTCTTACTTTGTCTAATATTATACATTGAAAATCATCTTTTAATATAGTTACCAACTGTTCGAATTTTTCTCTTGGCCATTCTCTGTATTTAGATGCTGGTCTTAGAACTATACCTATCTTAAGTTTTTTTGTTTTTGGAATAAATTTCTTAGCCCATTTAATATCTTCTTCATTAGGATAATATTTAGGTCTTAAAGTTTCTAGTAATCCTCTAGTACCTAATGCTTCTGCGAATATTTCTACTCTATTAAGTTCTACTTTCTTACCCATTCTTATTCTATTAGATTCATATTGTGCGCATGGATTTGATATATCTATAACTATAGAGAATTTACTATTTTGTAATGGTATATTTACATCTAGTATTTTATCTATAAACGGACTGTTTTCTGCTACACTATGAAATTCTTTTGGAATAGCATAGTATACTTGCTTGCTTGGATATTTCTTTTTAAGTGCTTCTATCCCAGGTAATGTCATCATTATATCGCCAAAACCGCCATGATGTCTTTTGACCAAGATTATATTGTCTGGTTGAAAGCCAGTACTTTTTCCTGTATGAACGGATAAGACTTTGCGAATTTGTTCACTTTCGTCTTTCTTTTCTATTATTGCTTTTAATACTTCTTTTGGCTTTATATTAGATAAGCAAGTTTGATTATTGCCACATGTTGGCCTGTACCAACAGTGTTGGCAAGGCATTCCGGCAACTAAAGCTGTTGCATTAGAATAATGATTAATTCTACTCTCTGGAGGAATTGGTCCAAAAATTCCTACTATTTTTTTCTGAAGAGCTCCTGCTATATGCAGTAAAGCGCTATCTGGTGCAACCATTACATCACATTGTTCTATTATTGCAGCTGTATATACTAAAGATTCTCCAAATTTAAACACTTGTGGCATAGATATCTTAACTGATGGATCCCAAGAAAATAAAACTACTCTTGTATTTCTATCTTTTGTTAGAAGTTTTAGTAATTCTATTACATGTCCTTCTGGCCAAGTTCTTCTTTTATCATTTGATTTAAGTTGCACTCCTACTAAGAATATTTCATTTCTTTCTTTTGGTAAGCAATATTCTTTTATCTTTTTTTCAGCCCAGTCTCTTTCGTCTTTTGAAACTATATAATCAGGTAGAGGATCTGAAGATACATCTAGTCCAGCTTGACGAGCAAATAAATCAATTCTATTGAGAGGAATTCCTCCAGGTTTTTCTTTATCTAATCCAGTTGCAGTTACGTCTGTAAAAAAATCAAAGTCTTTAGCTGATACATCATGGAAGCTAACTAATTCATCTACATATGGATTATGACGTATTATATCAGCAAGAGCACCATTCGAATAAACAAGATCAGTTGCATAAACTAAATGACAATTTGGCATTAAACGTTTAATATGTTTAAGCATTGGTGTTGTCATAATAACATCTCCAATACCACCTAGTCTACGATAGACACATATCTTAGGATTTCTATTATTAAGTAAACCGTCTAATCTGCTATGTATTAATGGCTCGATTCTTCTTTGAGAACCAGTACTTATTACTTTTGATCTTTGATTTTCAGAAGTTCGTCCTTTTGATACTATAATACCTTGAACTAATTGCTGGTGTCTCATACCAGGTTCCTATCTTAGAGGTTAAAATATTCGATCTCTAGGTATGGTTTGAATAAAGAATCATCTCTATAAATGTCATCAGTTACTACTTTAGCAGAAGCAACAGCATCAAAATCACCAGGTGCAGCATTATTAATTTTATAATTAAATTCTACAATATTCCCAGAGCTTAATAGAACTGCTAAATCTTTAGCAATTTCAGAAGGATTGCGTGGTTGACGACTATGTAGATTTGCAATTTTACTTCCACGTACATCTTGAGCTGTTGGATAGTCACCTAGTTTTAATGTAATACCAGTTATGTTTGGTTTGGCTCTCATTAAAGTAAGACAAAAACCTAGCATGTTTTTTTCATCTAAATCGCGAATTTTTAACATTCCAGGTAATCCTGGGATACGAGATAGATCTGAATAATCATAAACAGCTTTTTGCCAATTAGCTTTAGTTTCTCTAATAGCTGCAACAATAGCACGTTGATCATCTGCTCTAGTTGCTATATCTTCATGACTTGGATTTCTTACAAGCATTCCAGATGATGGATTATACTTAGCATCTAAGTCTAGATCTTTAGGATTCATATTTTTAGGTGTGATAGTCATTTTAATAACCTTCCTTTAAAAGCAATTGCAATATTCTGCAATTGGGTTCTTACGGTATTCTTACTTAAGCGGCATCTATTTGCCAAGTCTTTTTTAGTAAGTGGATCCGTCGTCAGTATTTTAAGTATAAGATTTTTTTGTGCTTGTGACAAGTTTTTTGCTAACCATTTATTTTCAAACAAAAATCCAGGAGATGTTAAATATACTTCGTTGTCCATTTCATATGCTCCTTCTAGTTGTAGTAATCCACTAAGTATGGCAGGATCCTTTTTTACTTTTCTCATAAGCTCAGCTGCTTTAAATCTAATATTATTTTCAATATATGGTATTATACTTGATTTATTTATATCAAATTTATCAAATAATTCACAACATAAAATAAATATTTCTGAATCAGCCTCACAAGGATCTAAACCTATCTCAACTAGACGCGTATGAATCCATAATAAAGAACTATTAAGTACACGCCAGAATATTATTCGTTTTTTAGTTAGAGATAATTCTTCTTCATAAAACAGAGGTATTGACAATTTTCGAAGTTTTTGAGCTGTCTTATATGGTATTAGCCATTTCATCTGGTAGCTTTATCTTCTTTTTAGTATTACGTTTCGTAACTTATTCCCACTCAGATATAAAACTAGAGTATTGTTTATATAACTCATCATAGAGAATATAATTAATTTTGTTTTTAATACAAAATTCAACAGCCTGTTTATTTTTATGTAAAACTACTATCATTTTAGCAGCTTCTTCAGGGTAACATTTTTTAAATCTTTTTAATTTATTACGACTAGCAGAATCCATATAACCTTTAACTTCTATCCAGGTGCCAGAAGGCCAGTCATTATTGCCTAATTCTATTTGAAAGTCTGGGGTGTATTGGAATGGTCTAACCTTGTAATCATGAAAGAAAAATGTTCTTTGTTCGAATTTATAGCTTACTTCTAAGTATTTTAGGATTCTTGCGAAGTTCGCTTCGCTTGCAGATCGAAAACTATCTTCGCCTAAATCTTCTCTTTTACCTTTTTTAACATTTGCAAATCTCTGTGTGGCAGTCTGAGTTATTTTCTTTTTAATTGGAAGTCTAGATTTCTTTTTATCTGGTACAGGTTCTTCTCTATCTGTACATTCTACACATACTATATTTACACCCATATCATATCCAGCTGGTAAATAGAATAATGATTTACCACATTTAGTGCATTTAACTTTTTTCTTGCGACCCATATAGGTCTCCTTTCTGAAAATATTTTTGCTACTTTTCTCTATCCATTTATGTGTAAAATATTTACAATTAGGACGTATGTAGCATTTGTAAATAGTATTACTTATATTACGTTTATCGTCAAGGTAAGTAAAAGAACCATATTTTTTACATAATACTTTCTTTAAAAGTTTTTTTTCTTTCTTTAATATAATCAAAACACCAAGAAGATACTGTCCAATTACAATGTGGACAAGATCTAACTGTATCAAAAGTATCTTCGTGTTTTTCTTTAAATTCAAAGGTTTTATTACAGTTAGGACATTTTACTTCAGTTATCATGATATTTTCTCCTTAGGTTCAAATTTCATATCATTAGTATCGAATAATACTATTTTCATATTACAATCACGTATTATAGTATTTTGTGCAGTTGCTATTACAATATTATTTTGTATTAAAAGCAATTCGAACGGTTCTTTAGTTAATTTATTTTTTATATTTTCTGGAATAGTATTCCATTCTATCCTACCTGTACAAGACGCCATATTTGTATAGAAATGTCGTATATGATTTTCTTCTGCTCTCATGTATGGAGTTACTTTTCTTTCGAATGAGAAATAGGCTATTGGTAATTCATAAATGAATTCATTTCCTTTATGAGCTACAAAAAAGGTCTTTCTATCCTTTTCATTATATTTTGCTATCCATTCTTTTCTTTTATCAAACAGAGAGAGAGAATAGGTATTTTCGGCTCTCTGAGCCTCTTTTATTTGTCTTCTCTTATTCCTTTGTTTCTTTCCCATCTTATTACTCTATATTTAGACTTAGTTGTTTGTTCTGATTATTTGGTCTTTTATTTATACTTGCATCAAATGTCATTAAATATGATCCATCTTTTTGTTGAATAAATTCTACTTTATCAATTAATAATCTATTCTCTGCTATAGCAGAATCTAATTCTTCTTTTGTGTATTTCATTTCATTTAAAAGATGGTTATATACTTTCTCTCCTAGTTCTGATATAGCTTCTTGTATATTTTCAGTCATTTATTACCTCTATTCTTATCGTTTGTATTAGGAAAATATATTATAATAATTTTCTTTCTAATTCTGCTTTTCCATAAAATTCTGTTGGATTTTCTATATTATCTACAAAAATATCTAGTTCCCATAAAAGTTTCCATAGAGGTATTCTTCTATCATTATCAATGAAAGAAAGGTCGTTGTTTACTTGTTGTTTTGGTGTTATGATTGTTCCTGCTCTAAATGTTAATAAGTTATTAATAGCAGCAGGATCTAAAGCTAGAAGTCGATTTAATTTTTTTATCAATTGTCTATTTTTCTTTTTGGCCATTTGTATCCTCCAATAGGTTTCTGAAACCCTCTGTTCTGTATCTTAGCTTTTTTATTTATAGCTATTTTTTTGATTTCTTCAAATTTATTTTCTGATTTTTCTACTAGATCTTTTGTGGTTGCTAAACGTATTTTTTCTTTTAATAGTTCTTCCGATAGTTCTTCATTGTATTTTACTCTTATAAGAATGATTCCTTTCTCTGTACATAATTGAGCTTTTCTCTTATCTCTTTCTTGTGCTTCTAAAAATTCTTTCTTAGTCTTATGAAATCTAGGTACGTGTTTAAAATGCTGTATCCCATCGTATTCAAATCCTAGTTTAAGCTGTTTAACGAATCCATCAAGACGTAGTCTTTCTCCGATTCCATATTCCGTTTTTATAGTATATCCTTTAAATATCTTCTTTAATAAAGATATCATTTTGTCGTTGCCAGAAGAGACTGTTCTTTTAATATTTTTTTGCCAGTTATTATTTCGACAGACTTCCATTATTTGCATAGGTGTAGCTTCTATCTGAATTGCGATATCAGAATAAGTATATTTCCCTGAAATCGCCATCTTTTCTATAATAGAGAGTTCTTTGTCTGTCCATCTTCTACAATTATCAGTAAGTTTTTGTTCTATAAGTTTATTATAAACAGATAATTTTGAGCGCTCTAATATCTTAGCCATTTTAGAATAAGAGATTCCTTCAAATGCCATTTCTTTCAATAAAATTATTTCGTCTTCTGTCCAAAAGCTATTTTTTTTTAGTCCTAGACTAACTGCTTTGAGTTGTATAGCGTCTTCAGATCTAGAAAGTATTTCTTCTAGCTGTTCATTAGAACAACTAGGATATAATTCTTTTAATTTTTCTACTTCTGTATTTTCCCACCATTTAGTCTCTAGATCTATTTCTTCTTTTTTAAAAATATAATATATAGATCCAACTGATTTATCGATCTTTTTGGCTATCTTAATGATATCTTCTTTTCCATAGTTATTCAGTAAGTATTCAAGTTGTTCTTGTGTCCAATTTTTATATTTAGAATCTGTCATTATTCTTTGTTACTTTCAATGGTGGTTTGCTAATTTTAGGCACTGTTTTTCTTTATTATTTTATAGAAACTGAAATTATGGTATAAAATCATTTTCGGTATTCTTTCTTTTATTCGTATTCATTATTATTTATTCTAAGATATCTCCAATAATCTTGTGATAGAGGAGCCGTAAATGGCTGTTCTACTAATATATCGTCTATACTTAGATTCGTTGTATATGGTTGTCTAGTAAATTGAGTATAATTATATATATCTACACCTGTAAAGACATTAGTACTTTGAATCGTTTGTGGTCTAGTAGCTATGATAATATCGTCATTCAAAATAATAGACTTATTTTTAATTTGTGTTCTCCTACCCTTGCGTTCTCTTTTTACTTTTTTCATTTTATATCTCTTTTTATTTAATTCTAAAGGTTGAGTCTCGTATGATAGTCAACTGGGTTTATAACTAAACTAGCTGATTGGAATGTTATATTATTAATTATAGTATTAGCATTTCCGCCAACTAAAGTATGACTAGGAGAACCTATTATAACATTTGCTTGACCCAATACTAAAGAGAACAAAGACGCTATCTCGTTTTGATAACCAGATACTAAATGTGTATCATAGTTTCCTTTATAGGTTGCACAAAGTTTGTAATATGGAGATTTAGATTGTGTTTTTCTCCTAGTTATTTTACCTTTACGCTGTCTTTTAGTCTTCTTCATTTTCTAGTCCTAATAGATGTTTCCAACGTTGATAATTCTCTGGAGTTAATATGATTGTTTCTGGGAGATACGAATGTTTCATTATCTGGCTATAACCTTTTAGTAGATCGTCCATAGTCCAAGAATTTGTTGCTTCTTCTATGCTTATACCATTAAGATTATCTATAGTCATCCCATTTTTAGCAATATGAAACGAATAGGGTATTTTTTTAATACGCTTTTTACGTCTATAATTCTTCATCTCTAGTTGCCTGTATCTCTCTAATTCTTGCTTCTAGTTCTCTAAAGTTACTTATCCCTCGTGGTGCTGGTTCTGGTAATCCATCTAATGGATTTACAAGAGTCCATTCTTCATCAACACTTGCTCCTATAGTATCATCTGGAACTTGTGGAGAAGGAGATACTTCAAATACTATAAATGCAGTGGGATCTGCAAATCTTGGTGTTCTATGTAAGTTAAATGAATTCCGTCTTCTTATTGGTTCTCCACGTATCTCTTCTTCAATTTGTTCTCTTGTGACAGGTTGATCCATACCCATTATTTCTGCCCATTTACCTATCAGATTTTCATCTTCTGTCAGATTTTTGAACAATCCTTCAAATGGACTTTCCTTTTTCTCTTGTCTACGTTTCTTAGAAGAGCGCTGTTGCTTTGTGCGTTTCATTACTTACCTTTATGGAAATCTTCATAGAAAGTAACTTGGTTATGTCCTCTTTTGGCATTCGTTACTCCAAATTTAATAAAGAGCTTGCTAGGTGCTACTCCATAACCTTCTTGTAATTCAATTACAATTGTATCTGTATCGATTTCTCTTTTGATAAATTCTTTTTTAAGATCTGCATTGATTTTTTTTACTATTTCTTTATCAGGAACACGATTTTCTAAATACATTTCTCCTGAATATTTATTAATTAGAGCTTCTGCTATATGAAAAGCTTTTGGATCAATTTTTGAATTCATTTTATAAACCTCTTGTGAGATGGTGGTGTAGCTTCCATAAAGCCACGAGAAAAAGCAAATTCTGTCAAAGCAGAATGTAAAGAATCATCGTTTATTTTTTCTAAGTGTCCACCAACTATTTCTTCTATATATGTGGACATTTTAAGATGGTCAACAAATACCATAAATTCTCTTGTATTCCAACCTACTG